CCCCCCCGCCACTCACCTGGGGTAGTGTTGCCTTCTCGTTCATCAGAATCAGGCCGGCATGACGACGTTGCTGGTTGTTGGCCGGGCCACGGGGATCGGCGGGTTGGCGCCCATGTGCAGCCAGGAGTCCACCTTGCCCGTGGAGACGTCGCCCGCGCCGTTGAGGACGGGTCCGAAATACCGATCCACGTCCGCCGCCTGCAAGCTGCCGAGAATGGACATGAGCGGCACGCAGGCGAGCCAGTGCCCCGGATCGTCCGGGGACACCGACATATCCGCCACGGCGATCGCCCGGCAGGCCATGAGCAGGTCGCCGCTGGTGATCGTCGTGGTCGAGTGCTGATAGAATTCGATCTGGATGCTGGTCCCGCCGGACGGGACCGTATTGCAGGTCACGATGACCCACAGGGGGATGTGGGTATTGAACCAGTCCTTGAACTTGGACGTGGTCCAGTCGATCCAGTTCGTGCAGATCGCCTCCGTGGCGTTCGGCATCGCCTGGGCGTCGCTGAAAATCCATTGTGAATCGAGTATCATGGTCAGTTCTCCAAATCAGTTGCGTTTTTCGTTGTTCGTCCGTGCCCGTCCGTGACGGTCCGTGCGCGTCCGTTCTTTGCCTATCAGGTGATCTGGTTGCCCACCAGCAGGATGCGGTCGCACCGGCGCATCGGGACCTCGCCGAGGTACATCTGGGGCTTGGCGAACGGCTGGTTGGGCGGGTAGAGCACGTTGCCCTTCTCGTCCACGGCCCTGCGGACCTGGAGTCGGACGCGCTTGTTCATGTAGGCGTAGACCTGGCCGGGCGTGTCGAACGCCTCGACGGCCTCATCGAACTTCTCGATCTTGAAGGAGTTGGCGTTGCCGACCGTCTGGTGGATGTTGGCGATCCGCTTGACCCGCCGCCGGTCCTTGATGAACAGGCCGCCGTGCCAGTCGAAGTTCACCCTCATAAAGTCGGCGATCTTCTTCTGGCTGTCCGGGACGGCGTTGTCGGCGTCCGTCTGGGTGCTCAGGGCCACGTCCGGCATCTGCTCGCGGCTGACGCCGCCCTTGGACCCCTTGGGGAAGAGCATACAGCAGTCGTACAGGTCCCACTGGATCAGCCAGATGTCCGTCAGGTTGCTGGCCGCGGTCCCGCCGTTGTCGATGACCTCGTCGGCGACGATACTGTCGTACCGGATATTCAGGCCGTCGAACTCCTTGGGTTCATCCGCCGTCGAGCCGTAGAAGACCATCTCCGCCAGCGACTGCCACATCGCTTCGAGGAACTTGGTCTCCTCGTTCTTCAGGAATTGCTGGGCGTAGGACTTGTTCGCCAGGATTTCCTTGTCGATTCGCAGTTGGTTGCCGAACCAGGCGACGCCCTCCGAGCCGTGCTGGACCTGGCCCTTCGTGGCCGCGCGGCCTTCGCCCCAAGTGAGCAGATAGGGTTGCGGCAAGGTCGTCGTGATATCGAATTCCTCGCCGTTTTCAAGTTCCGACTCTCGAACGGGCATGTCCTGGAGGATGTCGTTCGTTTGCACGAGGACATTCACTTCAGCCTGGAGCTGCCCGTCCTTATTTTCCCTGGCCGTGACCTCGGAATAAGACCAGTTGTTCATACTATTTCCCGCCATGGGACAAACTCCTCAAAAACAGTGTCTTGTTTTTGTCTCGCGAGGAATCTGTCACCCTGACAGGCCCGCTACCTTCACGCCGGGTTGCGCCGGGCACTTTGCCCGGTGAGCACTCAGGCCCGAAGATTCGGGGAATCCGAGATGATCTACGAATTACAGAATTAAACAGAGCTTGCGGCTATCTCAACTTCTCTTGCCTGGATCTCTTGAAGCCGATCCAGGACCATATTGAGCGCCGTCTGAATGTCGGTAATTGATGGATTATACTTATCAAATATCTCTTCTATGCGCTGGATCAATCCATCTACGTCTTTAGTTGACATGATTTCACCTACAGGGTCTTTCCGTCCTACTTCAGCGGGCCGCTGAACGACCCGGCGACGTACCGGCCGTTTTCGTACTCGGCTCCGCGATTGGTGAACCACAATTTTTCCGGGTCATCGTCCGGGGCGCGGGCGTAGACTTCCGGACTGCGAGGATAGGACGGGTATCGCTCCTTGCTCTTGTCGTTCGCGTGCCCGTCCCCGCGCTCCGTATGGCCGTCCCGGGTCAGCCGGGCGATGGACAGCGCCGTCTCCGCCACGATCGGGTCGTGCGCGATCGCGTGCCTGATCTGGTCGTCGGTGAGCTTGTCGGGCTCGACGCCTTCGGCCCCGGCTATCGCGGCTTTCAATCCCTTCGGGAAATGGTCGCTTCGGATGGCCCGGCGGGCGAGTTCCAGATTGGTGTCGTACTCCTTGTCCCACGCCTTTCGGATCGCCTTGTCCGCCTCGTCCATCCGGGTTTGCGCCGCCTCGGATTCCGCCTTCTCCCGGTCGCCTTTGGCTTTCGCGGACTCACTCTCGGCGGCCTTCCGACGGGCCTGCTCGTCGGCGGCGAGTTCGGCCTTGAAATGCTCGGCCATGAACTTGCGGCGCTCGGCCGGATCGGTCGGCATCTTGACTCGACTGTGGAATTCCTTCTGGGTATCCGCCCCGCGCCTGATCAGGCTGGGCAGGTCCTTGGCGTCTTTCGCGTAGTCTCGCACGTCCTCGGGCATACTCTGCTCGAATCCGGGCAAGAACGAAAGGTCCTCGTTGAGCCATTTGATCTCAGCCATTGTCCGTCACCTCCTGGGCAGGCTCCGTCTGGGCCTGGGCCGCCCCTTCCGCGCCCCCTCCCGCGCCCGTCAGCTTCTCCGCCTCCTCTCTCTCCTGGCGCTCCTTCACCTTGCGGGCATTGAGCGACTTCATCCACTCGACTTTGCGCGGGTCCTTCCCCCTATCGCTCGGCAGCGGCCTCAGACCGCCGGCCGCCTCGAGGGCCTCCGCCACTTTCCGGTCCTGGGTCGCGAGCCACTCGCTCTTGACGAACTCCAGAAACTCCCTGAGCGCGATCGAAACGCCCTGCTCGATCTCCCCGAACACGCCCCACCCCTCGCCGACCTCGATATCGATCTGCCGGTGGATGCCGCTGCCCATCCCTTTGACCTGGGCATGGCAATCCAGATATGCCACGGCCTTGATGAGCCGGCCCGGCTCCCCGTTCGGCTTGATCTCGCGGACCTCCTTGAATGGGACGAACACCGTCGAGAATCTTTCGATCTCGGTCGGCGCGAGGACCGGGACCTTTTCCTTGCGGGCCTGCGCCGCCTGCCTCAATCTGTCGGCCACTACCGCCATAGGTCTTACCCTTTCGTTTCGCCTTGCACTTGATCTTCGATCCGAGGCATCGGCATCGCCGCCATCGCCTCGATGAGACTTGCGAACATGTCCGTCCGCCAGATTCCCAGCTCCGCCAGGATCTCCAGACCCGCGAACAGCCGCCCGACGGCGACCGGATCGCCGGCGAGCCGGTCCTTCGCCTCGTCGTTGACCGCCGTGAACAGGCCGAGACCGCTTTGCAGATCCATCAGAGTCTCACGGCCGTCGGCGCTGCGAAAGAGCAGCTCCCGCCAGCGCTTGATGGACTCGAACTGTTCGGGTGTCACGCTCACCGTTTCTTTCTCCTGGTCTTTCGTTTCCAGCCGTTCGTCGCGTAGTACGCCCGAACCTGCCGGGCCGTGTACGTCCGGCCGCTGGGACTCTTGTACTTGCCGCCTTTGGTCTTCGTGAACGGCATCTTACGCCACTCCCGCGGCCAGCAGGCCGCTCTCGGCGACCGGGGCCATCTTCGCCGTCGCCGCCGCCATCGCCTGGGCGTTCTTCGCCATCGCCTCCGCCGCCGCCTTGCGGTCGTCGGCGTCGATCAGGGCCGCCGTCTCCTCGTCCGAGTTCATCAGCTCCTGCGGGAAGTTCGTATGGTCCCCGACGTATTCGGCGAGGTCTTCGAGCTTGATCCTCGCGTAGATCTTGCGGGCGACATCGGCGCCCAGGTGCCGGCCGGTGATCTCCGCGATCTCGTTGATGAAGGTAAAGCCTTCCCGCATCGAGCCCAGACGCCGGGCGTACATCTGGATCACGGCCAGCGGGCCGATGGGCTTGGGCCGAATGATGTTCCCGCCCTTCTCGCGAAGCTCATCGAGAACGGCCGGCGGCTCCGGCAATCGGCCGCCCGCGTCGGCGATGCGGGCCAGCGAATCGAAAACCGGGAATACGCCCTTTCGCCAGAAGCTGTTGTGCTGGGGCGCGATCAATCTCGCCTGGTCGGACCGGGCCTCGATCACCTCGCGGGCCTGGACCCGCTCGCGCTTCTGCTGGAGCGACTGAAGCGCGTTCCACACGTTGTATCCATACCGGCTCCGGATCAGGGCGTGGATGCGCTCCTCGCGGTCCACGGCCACGGGGTACTCCCGGGCCATCTCGATCACGCTGGGAATGCGCTTCTCGGAACCGAAGTAGAAGTTCGCTCTCGGCTTTCTCGAAAACGACGTACGGCCCTCGTCCGGAACGGCCATCATCGGACTGGCGGCGAAGTTGCCCATGTCGAGCAGGTTCTTGGCGTGCGATTGGGCCGTCTCGATCGCGACCATCACGTCCATCGCGGGCGAGTACCCGTAGAGCTCGTCCGAGTTGCAGCGGAACGGCCAGATGGCGGGCGAGAAATAGTCCAGCGGCTGGATCCGGATCAGGCGATTCGAGGACTGGTCCAGGACGCTGTCGGGATTCGTCACTCCGGATCCGGCGTGCAGCTCCAGCAGCAGCGTCACGAGGACGTACTTGCTCCAGACGAGCCGGCGCGGGAAGATGCCGTCGTCGGCGGGCCGGATGCACTGGAGCAGCGTCACTTCCCAGTTGGCGCTCGCCGGGTCCTTCGCCCACTTGAGAATCGTCGGGTGAAGGGTATCGCCGGGCTCGCTGTACTTCTGGAGGCACTGCCTGGCCTTCAGGGTCAATTTCTCATGGTAGACGTCGTACACGCCGTCGGCGTTGCGGTCGATCCAGTACCGGCCGGGGTGCGGGACTCGCAGGACCGCGCGGTCCAGGGCCGCCGACTCTTCCACCAGCATGGCGGCCGTCCCGCCGCTGGCGGCGTCCTGGAGGAACTCGCCCACGTTGTCGTAGTACAGGGCCTCGCGGAACTCGACCTCCATCTGCTCGGTGTACTCCTGGCAGTACCGCTCGGCGGCGTCGTTGTGCCGGAACCGGCGGTCGGTGATCACGGCGCGTTGCCAGTCGTCGTCCTCCGTCACGACCCAGCCCTGCATCCCGTGCACCCAGGTCCAGAACGCGTCCGCCGGCACGCCGTCGTACTGCTTCGTCCTGCGGACGGCGCCCTTCCTCGATGCGCCCGTCATGTCGTACCGGCGCGGATTGACGGTGTCGAAGCACGCCTGCATGGCGTCCTCGTAGCCGCTGCGGACATCTTCCATCGGTCCCTGTGCCGTCAACAAGCTTTGAACTACGTCGATCATTTCTTGCGCTTGCCCATCATTCGCTTCATCTCGCCGTCGCTCATCATGCGCCCGTCGGGCATCATGTGCATACCGCGCTTGCCCTTTTTGCCGGCGCTTCGCTTTTTCTTCTTCGCCATTGCCGTCGCTCCTAAAATGCGCAACGAAAAAGGCCATGCAGAGTGCAGGCCCCTGCATGGCCATATCGTTGCTTGTTATCGTTCGAGCCCGGTTTGGACCCGGCCGGGAACGCCGTTATTCAGTTGTCAGACTCTTGAATACCTGACTGCCAATCCGTCAAAACACTTCGGCTCGAATATCATTGTGCCATAGGCCATAGCATCGTCCAATGCCTTGCACATCTCGCGTTCCACGTCCTTCGAGGAAATCCTGATCTTCAGTAGCGGGCCAGCCCCGATTCCTGGAACATGCCGGAGCCCACTCGCGGGCTGGGCCTGAATCGCCACCGTACCCGTGGCAATCATTGCCACTCCTCCGAAACACGTTTTCACGAATTCTCGCCGGTTCATGTCATGTCCCGTCAAACTCACACTTTGGCTCTGGCGCAAGAACATCCATCAGTGCTTCCATGAAAGCCAATCCCGGATCGTCACTGGCGGCGACCTTCTCCATAACGTATTCGGCTCGTTCTTCGATTGTCACGTCAGGTCCTTCGCGTCGATCGTCTCGATCTCGCCCTCGTTCGCCAGGTCGGTCAGGGTCTTGGGTTTCTCCGGCTCCGGAGCCTGTGCCTTGATATACAGGTCTTTGAGCCATCTCAGGAACGGCTGGCGGAGCATGGTGTCGGTCGTCTCCAGGCACACGATGTCGCCGGAGGCCTGGTTCGGCCAGCACAAGTACACAACGCGGCCCGCCGTATCCCGGGTCAGGGCGACCGGCATGACGCGGAGCTCCGGCCGGAGCAACTGCTCCGCCGGCTCTCTCGGAAGGCCCTTGGCGTGAAGACTGTTACCCAGTTGGAAGGCCATCATGGAGTCTTTCGTCATCAGCCGGACCTTGGCCCCCTGGAACCGGCAGCCGGTGTCGTACGGGTACTTGCCCATCGCCTCTTTCGGCAGTCCGGAGATGGAGATCCGCGGCATTCTCGATATGGCTCGCAACGCCCCGCTCATCGCGCTATCCGCCCCACACTCATCGTTCGGCCCTTTCACAAAACCCGTTGCGCCCATTTCCGGGCGCTCATCAGAATGTCCTTGTTGTGTCCCGACCGGGATTTGTCAAGAGGAAAAAAAGATTCCCTAACCGCGAAAGACCCGAAGCGCACGAATGAGCCGCCGAGCCAATCCGGTCGATGGGGCCCGTGCGCCCGTCGCTGCCGCCGCGGCCAGATCGGCCCGGAGTTTCGCGATCCGGGCCTCGTACACCTGTTTTTGCCGCTCGGCCTCCCGGTCCGCCGTCATCCATGCGCAATCGAGATGCGCGATAACCTCACTGATCCACAACATCATCGCCCGAACGTCGCTGAAACCACACACGGGAATTTCCTCGCGGCTTTCCCGCAGCCATCGTGTCGCCCGTTCCACGCTCTTCGCATCGACCCGCTCGCTCATCAACATCCTTTCGCCCTTTCACTTCTCTGTTCTCCGGGTTCGGTCAGGCATCGGTTGGCTTCCATGCCATCGAGCAGGTTCTCCAGCCGGCGAATGACGGCGTGGCGGGCCTGAACCACGTCGTCCGGCCGGACATATCGCGACCTGGCCACGTCCTCGAACTCGCTCATCAGCAACTCCAACGCCTCGTGCCGGGCCACTTCTTCGATGGAATGATCCAGAACGAATCCCAAGTAGACGGGGGCCAGTCTGCTCTCGCAATCCGCACAGACGCAGGCGCAAACGCCCTTCTCGAGCCGCTCGTGATGGAACCGTACGCGCCATTCCGTCAGTCCGAGCCGCTCATACCAACGGAGAAACTCACTCTTGAACACCTCAAATTGCTTTCGGGTCGTCTTCATTCCTGCCTCCAGAACGTCAGCGGGTCGTACGCCGACTCTTCACGCTCGATCCGAGCCCGGTCGGCGGAATCCCGCTCGTCGTCGGCCCTTCGCATGTAGTTGGCGTTGACCGCCTGGTGCGCGCTTCGCACCAGCGACTGGATCTCGTCGCCGTGCCCGTGTCGGGTCCGGGGGTGCGCGATGCTCGGCCGGTTCGTCTTGGACGTATAGAAGCACTGGGTCTGGAGCAGCCCGTCCCGAATCGGATTGTCCATCGGCAGCTCGTACTTGCGGGCCACAAGGAGCCTGCGGAACGCGATGTGCAGTTCGGCGTCCTGCGGGGCCACTACGGACTGGATGCCCTCCTTGGCCAGCGCCGATGCGACGTAGCCCTGCGCGAAGCGGTCCGTCATCGCCTCGTAGAGCCGGTATCGGTGCATGATGGCCCGGCATTCGCCCATGATCAGGTCCAGATCGCTCACGGACCACGTCCGCCGGCAGCCCATCCCGCAGCAGTCGCGCGACGGATCGTAGTACGAGATCGTCAACGCGAAGCGGTCGTTGCCGCTCAGTCCGCTTTGGTCGATCCCCGCACCCCACCGCCACTCGGGATTGTAGCCCAGCTCGCCGGCCAGGACCATGCACGCGAGGATGTCCTCCTCCCGGTACATGGGTTCGACGCTCTTGTCGTACCGGGCCCGGTATTCACGAGTGAAGCTGTCCGGGTCCTGGCGGAACTTCTCGTGATAGTACCCGGGATTGTTCCGGTACAGCGTCGGGGCCGCCGTCCAGCTCGACGCGTGCAGGAACATGATTCCGGAGCCCGGGTCCGACGCCGCCAGCTCCGTATCGTAGAAGTCGCCCTGCTCGGCGGCGGGCGTTCCGATCATCAGGAACTGGCAGCCGGGGAACTGGCCCTGGGCGCCGCACGCCGCCGCGCGAACGTCTTTATCCTTCTTGCGGCCCTCGAACGCGAAGTGCGGGTACTCATCGAACTCGACCAGCGGGGCCGCCTCGCCGCGGACCTTCTTGCTGTTGCAGGGGAACGCCTGGATCTCCGCGCCCACGATCAGCGGGATCGTATCGTTCGTGGCAATGTTCAGGTGCAGCTTGGGGTCCATCCCTCCGATCAGCCAGTCGAGCTGGGCGTCCTTGAGCAGCTCGTGGCAGCGCTGGGTGATGATGTCCTCCGCCTGGTCCTGGCTGGTCGCGATGATGGGGACCACCATGACCTCGGACGGCCGCAGGTACTTTCGCCACTTGGCCCGCGTGGCGTCGTACAGGGCCTTGACGGCAGCCGACGTGCTCTTGGCGCTTCGCCGGCCCGCCCTGGCCCCGACGACGGGCGGCCGGGAGGGGCCCGGCGCGTACTTTTTGCCGCCGGTCACGATGGGCCGGGGCCCGGTCGTATCGCAGGAGCCGCCCGTACACAGGGCGAAATACTGCGGCCACGACAGTTCGGCCTCCTTGACGGCGAATCCGTCGCTCGGGACCTCGACGAACGTCGTGAGCGTCCCGTCCCGAAGCGGCAGGCCCTCGGAGCACCGCAGGATCAATTCGAGGAAGGGATAGCCGTCGAGCGACAGCTTGAGAAACTCGGTCGTGAATTCGATGATATCGCAGGTCGTCAGCCGCTCGCGAATGGCGTCGTACTGCGCCCGGCGCGTCGCCCGCGCCGCCTTCACGACCTCCATGTTGCCGCCGGCGTAGCCGGCGTTCCGCAGCCGGGCCGTCAGAACCTCCTTCTGCTCCTGCGTGAGCACCCTTTTGGCTCGCCGCTTCGGCGACGGGCCCGGATGACGACGTTTGACCGGACGATTCACCATTTACGATCCATGATCCATGAATTATGATTTTCGATTTACGATTCGTTCGAGCCGGTTCGCGATCTTGCGGAGAGCTTCCACTTCGGCAGGTTCAAGCCTTCGGCCGGCCTCTACAGCGATATCCCGCAGCGTTTCGGCATATAACCGCAACTCGCTTGTCTGTTTCTCCATTCGTCCTATAGCTCCACTCCGTCACTTTTTCGATTGAGCCTTCGGCCATTGCCTGAGAGATTCCGGCGGACAGTCGAGGATGCCGCTGATCCGGTCGATGTCCTTGACGATCTCGCCCTTGACGTCGATCTGTTTGACGAAGACGGGGACATTTGCCTCATCAGCCTGAACGATGAGGCCGGTGATCCACCGATTCTCGCAGCGGCGGCGGCCGGGGCCGGACTCCGCGCCTATGATGCACCAGTCGATGCCGCGTAGTTCGACATCAGGAATCGGTTCAAGAAGCGGCTCGAATGAAATGAACCTCACTTGGGCGGGGATCGTTCTTAAAACCGAAATGCGCCATCGGTAATCTGGATTCTCGCAGGTCACGCCGAGCCACAGATTGTCCGGGAACGGTTTCGTCAAGCCCTTGACGAATCCAGCGACCCGCTCGATGCGCTTGGTCAAGACCTGGAAGATGTGTTGCGGCTGGTCGCGCATCTCGCACACAGTCAGTTCGATGCACGCCGCGGAAACGCGCTCATAGAACAAATCGCCCATGCTCTGACAGAAAACCATCTTGTGCTTGCCGGGGACCGTGACCCCCCGGGTGTTGTAGCCGATCTTGCCCGTCCAGCCATTCTCATCCACCACGTCCTGATAGGCGGCGTGCCCCATCGCCTTGAGCCTCCGGGCCATGCGCTCCGCGTAGCAGTGGGTACACCCAGGGCTGACTTTTCGGCATCCAGGGAAGGGATTGGCGACCCAGTTACTCCAATTAATATTTGTCTTGCTCACGTATCATCTCAATGCTGTTACTTTCGTCCATTCGATTCGAGTCGCCATGGGTCCACTCCGTCCCATCAATGCGCCGGGTAGGGCTTCGCCGGGTCGGCTTTTCCCAGTCCCACGCGGGCCATCATCTCCTTCTGCCGCTTTTCGTCCGGTGAATCGTGGAAGTCGCCCAGCCCCTGGTAGTACGCCGCCCGATCGTCGTCGAGATCGTCCTTCGTGCCGTCGGCCTTGACCTTCAGGGACCACCATCGCTCGCGCAGCGCCCAGTGCTGACGCCGGCCGCGTTCCGCGTTGTAATACCACTTGTGCCCGCGCCGAAACATCAGCCTCAAGGCGCCCGTCATCATGTCCGCCAGCCATGCCTTCATTTTTCGTCCCTTTCGTCCTTGAGGTCATTTGGGTCCTTAAGGCCGGCGGGGCAGGAGCGCCCGCCCCGCCGCCTATGCCCCGGTAGCCGCCCGGTGAGGGCGGCTTGGTTGGAGGTCTCTCAAAATCTGAACGGCGACAGGCTCTTTAAAACCGATGCTCCACGTTCAGAAGGAGATAGCCCTTATTGTCCTCGCGGAGGATCGGTAATTCGTTCCACAGATCATTGTCCAGCGCGTAGTCGTACTCGATCCCGATCCGGTTTCGCTCGTCCCCGAACGACAGGGCCGTGAACAGGAACGTGTACGCGTCCTCGTCGGCGTTCTCCAGTTC